TTATCTAATGGAATATAGTCCCTCCGCCGCAATAGGACAAGCAGGATACTGGGGAAATAAATACGGAAGTCCCGATATTAGTAACCAATTTCAAATTTGGAACTGGAAATCTAAGAATGGGAGATATTCCGGAAATTTAGGTGGGAAATATTATTATCCCATCACCAATAAAGATACTGGTGATATTGCAATAGTAAGAGTCAATCCTACTGGTGATGATTATTCTATAGGTACTATAAGAAAAAGAGACGGAGATTTTATAAGTTATAATGCTTCAAGAGACGAAAACTATTATTTCAATCTTCCAGAAAATGCAGATCGAGTAAAAAAACAAGCTCTTTTTACTGCGACTAAAGAATATAATGCTGCCTCTAATGGACAAAAACCAACACAAACCCCACAACAACTCTTATACAATAATACAAGGGGAAATGCTAATGTAGCACCAGTAGATGATGCCGCAAGAATAGCAGGAGGATTAAGTGGTGTAGCAGATTCAGTTGCTGCTGCTATGGGCACAATAGGACAAAGTGGAAACATTGCTGGCCTTGGTGGCGGTGGTAGATCAGGTGGGAGTGGTAATTATCTAGCAGTTCCTGCTGGTATTGAAGGTAATGGGCAAGATTATATTGAAATTGTTGCTCTAAAAAGTATAAAAGGAGGTGGAGTTGGTAAAGGTGGAGCGATTCAACGGAGAAGTACAAGAGATCGGGCAGCTGGAGGTATGGGCCAAAGAAGAGACGGTCCAAAAATAATCCTTCCTATTCCAGGAGGAATCAACGATTCTAATGGAGTAGATTGGGGTGATGGTAGAATGAATGCTGTTGATGCAGTGAAAGCACAACTAGCATTAGGAGCAATAGAAGGTGGTGGAACAGGATTTTCTGAAGCTGGAGGAGCAATAGTATCCAATCTCCAAAAGAAAGAAAATCAAGCAGATCTAAAAAAATCCCTTGAGGGTCTAATAGCAGGTGCAGTATCAGGAAATGCACAGCAACTGATGCAAAGAAACACTGGAGAAGTAATGAATCCAAACCTAGAACTACTTTTCAATGGTCCTACTTTAAGAACTTTTACATTTAACTTCAAACTCTCACCAAGAAATGCAGCAGAATCCCAAACTATAGTTAAAATTATCAATTGGTTTAAAATGAAGATGGCGGTTAAAGTATCAGGAAGTCAACTCTTTTTAAAATCTCCAAATACATGGAAAGTTACATATAAACATAGAGGTCGTGACCACAAATACTTAAATAAATTTAAAGAATGTGCTATGACTAATTGTGCTGTTCAATATACTGATGGTGGTAATTATTCAACTTATGAAGATGGTGCAATGACCTCTTATGGATTAGGTCTTACTTTCCGAGAAATGGAACCAATCTTCCAAGGAGATTATACAGCTTCCAACGAGATAGGATTCTAAAATGTCAAATTACTTCAGTCAAGTCCCAGATTTTGAATATGTAAGTCGCTTACCAGGTGCTAAAATTGGTGATTATATTACAGTAAAAAATATCTTTAAAGGTGCTCATATTAGAGAAGATATTCTTGAAGACCTAACCCTTTTTACAAAATATCAAATCGTAGGAAATGATAGACCAGATAATGTTGCTTTTGATTTCTATGGTGATTCCAATTTGGATTGGGTAGTACTAAAATGTAATAATATTGTAAATCTACAATCGGAATGGCCACTATCTCAAGAAGATTTTGATAGTTATCTACTAAACAAATATAAAACTTACGACAATCTTTATAATGGAATTCATCATTACGAAACTAAAGAAATAAAAAATAGTACAGGTGTAATTATTATGCCTCAAGGTAAACAAGTACCAAAAGACTTCACTCTTTCTTATTTTGATTCTGCTTTAGGACAAAATGAAGGTAGTTTAATAAAAGAACAATATCTAACTACAGAAGTCACAAACTACCAATATGAAGAAAAATTAGAAAACGACAAAAGAAATATTTTTCTACTTAAACGAGAATATATTGGTGTTATTAAGGATGATGTACAAGATGCCATGTCATATAAAGAGGGTTCCACCCAATACATGAGCAGAACCCTTAAAAGAGCAGAAAATATTAGAATTTATCAGTAATTACTCTTCAGCAAGTTTCTGAAAATAACTTAAAGCATCATCTTCGTCTGCACTAGCAGATGCTACAGGAGCAGGAGCTTTCGATTTAAAATCGGGGGTAAATGACCCACGACCTTCACTCTCGTCCTCAAGTTCCTCATCTACACGACGGGAAGTAGAACGACCTTGACCAAGAACATACTTAAGACGTTTTTCAAGTTCATCATAAGTTTTAAACTGATCTGCAGCAGTCAAAGCAGTTAGAGAATACTCCTTCTTCCAAAGGGCTTCTAATGCTTCATCATCTTCCAGGAGTGGTGATACTACATCGAACTCTGACTTATCATAGTTCCAGTAACCATCCTTCTTGACGATTTTCAACTTGAAGTTTGCACCTTGCCAGAAGTCAAAAGGATTGATTGGGGTCTCATCCTCAAACTCAGGCTGCATTGCCTCCATGACCTTATCAAAGATCTTCTTACCAAATTTGTAAAGGAACACACCACCCTCATTTTGAGGATTAGTAGGATCTTTTACAACATAGATGTTTGCGTAATAAGATAACTTACGCTTTTGCTTACGGACAGTATCTTTATCTGCCTCATTTCCGCTATTCCAAAGAGTACGGTTGTAATCAGAAACTGGATCTTTGCCACCAGTGGTAGTCAAAGAGTTTTCGATGTACCAACCACCAGGACCTTGGAATGCATGGGAATACATCTTTGCCCACGGAATATCCTCACCTTCAGGAGAAGGAAGGAATCGGATAACGGCATAACCGTTTCCTGTTTTATCTACTTCTGGTTTCCAGAGACGCTCATCAGCACCTCCACCAGTATTGTTCATCTTCTCTACTTCTTTGACTAACTTCTGGGTCAGTGAACCAAGAGAAGATTGCTTCTTTAAGTCTGAAAAAGACATTCGGATTACCTCGGATTTTTTGAGATTTGGCTTGTGTGTATTCTATTCTATATGCCTAATTGGCCATTGTCAATCTGCTGTTTCATAAAAGATACTCCACGGGACATCTCACTAAACATAGCATTAATATCAGTCCCTGTAGGTAGTCCCATCATGGCAGCAGAATCAGTAATCTGCTGCTTCATTTTTTTCGCCTCTGGATCATCAGATAAACTCAAACGAGCATACATAATCTTTTGCTTTTCCAGAAGCCTTTCCAAAATTTCAACATGATATTGCTGATCGGCTTTAGGTAAAGATGGAAACTTAAATACATTATTATAAACTTCTTCTTGAAGTTCTTGTATTTCAGCCATCTCTGCCCTGACTACATCAGATTGGAAAAAACTCATTCTGGAACTTCTTCACTAACAGCAGTTTCTGGAGCACCCTCTTCAACAGGAGGTTGTGGATTATTTTCCTGTTCAATTTGACTTAGGACATCAATAGCACCAGTCAATTTAAGAAAAGTTGCACGAAGTTGGTCAAGTTGCTGAGATCCCTCATTAACCTGCTTTTCCACTTCAATACGTTGTTGTATCAAATTATTTAAAACTTCATTGTTTTCAAGAGCCATGAATAATAACCTCCTTAAGGATCTTTTTGTAACGGAATACGTCAATATTTAGGAAGGGAGAATACTTTCTGATTTTCCGACTGACGGTTTCCCACACTGGGTCCTTCAGTCGTTTATCAAAATCCTTCCCATACCCTAATATTATATCATATATTACCATACTTTCAAGTGATATGTCACCACCCAAATATTTCTTCAAAACTAAAGGATGTCCCTTAGAACAATCAAACACATCATCTACTTTTTGACCTTCAAATAGATTCTGTGATTCTTCTTTAAAAATGTAAGAAAGTGACTGAACCTTCTTTTTCCAATCAGTATATCTTCCTTCTCCTTCCTTTATCATCTCACCAATCCACATTGTTCCTGGATCAGTAGAATATACAAAATTAGATACAAAAAATTCTTCTACTTCTTTATCTGATTTTTGACGTGCAAACTTTTCAAACCAAAATCTATCCTTTCTCTTATAGAAAGCCTGAACTGTTGCTCTAGTTTTACCACGATACTTTATATAATCATAATGATCTTTGGTAAAATGATTTTTTAGAGACAAATAACAACGATATGCGTCAAACGGCACCATTCACCTACCTTCTTTGGATTTATTCCTAATTGTAATATGATTACCTTCGATTGCCATCTCAAGATAATCGCGATGACCCCAACCTAACTCCTCATACAATTCATTGAGTTTTGCCATATCTTCCCAAAGGTCAGTTGGAGTAGGTTCACCCCAAAATGGATTATCGTCGGGATCTCTCATAATTCTATGCTAAAAGGTAATGGGGTGATTTTTTACCGGACTTTTTTTTCCGACTTTTTTGGAATTAAAAGTCGAATTTCCCCCTATATAGGGAGTTTTGCACGGGAAGTCTTCTTCATAAAGTTTAACTGCTGTGCGTCGTACTTTATTTTCTCCTTTAACGGTTTAGATATAAGTTTAGGTACTGATTCTAAATCAAGACTATTCTGCTCACAAAAATAAACAATAGCATCGATGTAATTCATATCAGCATTAACGAGAACAAGATTTTCTATCTCTTCTGCAAAACGAGTAGGGCAAAAGAACTTGCTCTCCATTACTTTTTCTAATTCATTCTCCGGCATTCTCTGACCCAGTATTGTTAGATACAAATTCTTTAATATACCTCACTAATAATTTAATATAATCCCCTTTGTTCCTTTTGTCAAATACCTTAACTTCTCCACCAGGAGTTACCATGATGGTAATAAGTTTCTTAACAGGGATTTCAGTTAATTCATAATAAGCAGCGGCATAAAAGGTTTCCTGAACAAAATAATTTTCCAACCACTTCTCAGGTTTAATCTTTTCAGACGTTTTAAAGTCTATTACTGCTAATTCTCCTTCATACTCTGCTATACAATCAACTCTCCCAGCAAGACCTAGGTATTCCGAGTATAAAGTCCTTTCTATAGCGTGTATGTTATTTATCTTATCTAGATATGGCTTACTATGATGAAACATAAACTTGGTTGCTGGTCTATACTCATCCCAGTCCAACTCTCTATTCTCTAAGTATGCTTGTGCTGCCTCATGGTAATCAGTACCCCGTGCAGTGGCTTTCTTAGTAATACGATTTGCTTCTTCAATACCAATTCGCTTACGCCAATCAATAAAGATCTGTCTATTATAAAAAGAAGTCACTGAAGTAATGGATGGAACCCACTGACCATCAGGAAGATGATAAAGCCTACATCCAGGAGTGTCTTTCTTTTCTAATTCAAGGTCACCTAAAAAATTACAATGCTCAAAGGTCATACACCTATTTCCAATTTAGCAAGTAGATATTCTTTGACTAATCCAGAGCGAACAATATCTTCCACTCCAAACTCAATAATATCCATTGATGACATTATACGAAGAATTTTCATAAAATCAATAATCCCATTCTTCTCATTCGTTTTTACCAGATCTGTCTGAGTAGCATCTCCACAGAACATGATTTTAGAATCTGCACCAACTCTTGTCATTATACTATCAAGTTCATGATAATTCAAGTTTTGGAATTCATCTACCAAAATAATTGCCTTATCAAAAGTTGTACCACGGATAAATGATGTACTTAAAAAATCAACAGTTCCTTGTGCTTTAAGATTACCATACAGCATCTCAAAATCTGCTGCAGTAGGCAACTCAAACATATACTTTACCATATCCTTGTAAGGTATTTGATAAAGATAGGACTTATCTTCATGATCACCAGGAAGGAAGCCAATTTCCCTAGTAGCAACAAGAGACCTAACAATAAATATTTTCTCGTAAGGAGTGTTTTGGTCCAGGACATCTCTCAGGGCGTTATAGAGTGTAATGAATGTTTTACCAGTACCCGCGCAACCATAAGCAACAAGGTTCTTCCCACTCTCATAAGCATTAAATAAAACTTGCTGGTTGTCTGTGAGAGGTTCTATATCTCTCATCAGATCTGTATTAAGTGGTTTCTTTCTCTTCATCTGCTTGGCCGTTAATCCGACACCGATTGGTTGCTCTACTTTTTTCTTTCTTGGCATATCAAATCTTAGTTACGGCAGCACCAGGCATTCTAGAAGCTCTATCTAAAACTTCATTCCAACCAGGGTTTTTAGCAACAAGTTTGTTCTGCCAGTCTCCAACTTCTCCAACTCCAGCGCATCCCTTAGACCAATCTTTATCCCAATCAGGATTCTCTGTTTTCCAAATATCATATTCTTTCATGGACATGATGAGTTCTTTTGTCTCTCCAGTCTCTTTATGTTTTAAAGGGTATGTTGGCATATCAATATAAAGTTATGTAATTTTATTTAGACCCACTCAAGTGCTTCAGCGACTGTTGGGAACTCTTTAACAAAAATGGAACGAACCTCAGATACAAGATCCATATGTTCTTTCTGGGTTCCATGTGCAGATCTTAAATTAATATAATGTATCCAAGAACGACATGAACCAGTCATATACAAACGTGTAGGAGTAGCAAGAGGAAGTACAAATCGAGCTGACTCTTTTGCAACACCAGCATCAAGCATTTCTTTATATAAATGCATTCCATCTACAAAATGTTTCTGCATCTTACGATTAAAATCCTGAACTACAAGAGGATCCAAATCATCTGTAGAGTTCTGACGATTCTTTGTATCCTGACGACGTAATGCCGGAAGAGGAATAACCTCTCCTAACAAACTACTATCAGCATATCTTTGAGAAAACTCTTGATATGTAAATGATCTATGTCTTAATATCTGTGCTGCAAGTCCTCTAGTAGTATTAATCTCAACAGTCATGAATGCTTGCTCAAAAACACTCCAATGACCATGCTTAATACAGTACTTTAATAGACCAGCAAACTTTTCATTATCCTGATTCTTTGGATTAGAAACCCTAGCAATATATGCAATGGTCTTTTCAGCATCAGGAGTAGTACTTACTAATTTAACGTTCATTGATATGGTTCATAAGGTGGTTCGTCTTCACCGACGAAATGTTTAAAGTGTTCTGTATCAAAGTAAGATATACCACTCTTACCTTCTCTCTCATCCAACACTTCATTGATAAGAATCTTCATTTCCTTAACAAAGGTCTCAGTAAATAACCTACGAGGTCTAACCGTCGCAGGTTTATGTACCTGCTTCTTAGCCTTCTTTGCATCTTCAGGAGACATCGGACCACCCATACCCTGAGTGTCTATGTAACTTCCTGGTACTAATTTCTCAGACATAATTAATCTGCATAACCATCGTCATCATCATACATTTCATCATAAGAAGTTTCTGGTGAAGAAAATGCATCGGAATTTCTGTAAGCATTTACATCTGAATAAACCTCAGATTCTAATGCGTCCACCAAGGACTTAAGATTCCTAACGATAAGTTTGAGTTTCTCTTTATCCATAAGATTCCTTTTCCATCTAATTATAATACAAAAAAAGCAGGTTGTCTAGCAACCTGCTTTACAGTCTAGTTCAAGTAAGATGTTTTCACCTTGCACATACGACTTTTTCTTCCGTATGCTTAATGCCTCTGTAGGTTAGTTCAGAGACTTGCTTCTGACAGGACTTGCTGTCATTGGTGTCGTACTTAACACCACGATAAGTGACTTGCGCCATTGTTTTACTCCTAAAGTAGTTGGATTTTAAGGCCCGTTCCTTTAGTCGTTTGCGTCCCCGAAGGGATGAACGTACCCGTTCCGCGACTTACTTGCGACCCCGAAGGGTTGAACGTGAGGATATACTAACATATCCATATTATATAGTCAAGTACTTCTGTATAATGTGATACATTATTTAAATCTTTCAGCAATTCCAGCAGCTTGTTCATCTGTGTGGATCAATTTATATCTCCAAACCCTTTCCAATAACGTAACAGGACGTCCCAATCTCATCTTACAACAAATTTCTACTAATCTTAAACGATCATCCTTCTCAAGCACTATCTTCAACCTTATAAGGACACAGCAAAGATTCAGCAAGTTGTCGTGCCTGTACATTAACATCACATAACTTTTTCATCCAAATTCTCTCATCCAAACTAACAGTATCATCAGAAACGATACGGCAACAAATATCTGTAAGTTCTAATCGGTACTTGGTACTTAACATTTTTTTAAAAAGCATTGATAACTAAAGGTAAAAGATAATGTTCTGCTTGTTGGATTGCTCTCTGTAAGGACTCAACAGTATCACCAGGAAGAATAGGTACTGTTTGTTGTTTAATTATTCCACCAGAGTCCAATTCCTCCGTAACAAAATGGACGGTGCATCCAGTTTCATCATCTCCAGATTGTAACGCTTGTTCGACTGCATGTAAACCTTTATACTTTGGAAGTAACGAAGGGTGAAGATTTATTACTTTCCCTGCAAACGCATTACAAAACTTTTTAGTGACAATCCTCATCCATCCTGCCATAACAATAAGATCTACCTCATAAGCATTAAAGATAGTTATAATATCATCTTCATCCTTACTAGCAATACGAATGGAGTTTATTCCTAATCTATCTGCTCTTTTCTTTGCACCACATTTCTTCTTATTGTACACCATCAGTACAATATCATGGTCTGGACAGGAGTGAACGATGTTCTCAAAATTTGTTCCTTCACCGGAACACATAACACCAATTCTCATAGTGGTGGGTACTCAGATTGGATATCAATTTCCGTGTCATCAATGGTACATGTAATATTTTTCCTATCGATTAAACGATTCTCAAAGAACTTACGAGGTTCTTTGAATTGTTTGATGATTTTTTCTACTTGGTTCTTGTCGAGTCCTGTAAGCATAATACTATTCTCCAAAGATTTTAGAATACATTCTTTGTCACTAATAGGTTTTCTTTTAGTAAACCCAGTAGCAGGATCAATCATTTCACCCTCTTCAACAGCTGCCTCTAAGTGAGCCAGATCTTGTTTCTCAGAAGGATTAGTATAACTATGGGTCATTTTAAAGGCTTCCCATGTTTATCCAGAAGTTTTACTTGATGGAGATTAGATTTCTCCCTTTTCTTAATTTTCTTATACTCTTTAATCAGTTTATCGATTTCATCTTTAGACACATTAACTTTTAATTCCTTTTCATCTTCCTTCTCAACAAAACCAAGACCTTGCTTCTCGGTCTCCTCTTTCTGATCTACATAATCATTTATATCTCCTTGGATTTGATCACGGATAAGAGCATTTATTTGAGCTCTTAATAGATCATCATTTTGTTTCATTATTTCCTCCTTTTCTTTTTCTCAGGAGTTTTATATCCCCATGAGGAAGGATTCACTGTACCATGTCCCCAATCAATTCTTTTTACAGAATCTTTACCATACCTATCATAATACATATCAAAAACATTTGCTTGCTTTCCAGAACGAGTTACATCTAAACATTCTGTTCCATCACACAAATATCTGACAATAAATGCATCAGTAGGAAATTTACGATCCTCTGCTTTATCCTTTGTGGTTTTCTCTAAGATAATCTCACAAGAATATTCTGAAGGATCAAACTTAACCTCTTCCTTTTTCTTTTCTTCAGCCACTTGTTTTTCTGTTTTAGTTTTAGTAGTCATGACCTACCACCCCAAGTAATATCAGGATATGCTTTTGCTACTTGATCTTGAGTTATTTTATACTTATCAGTTAACTTCTTATCTTTTACCAAAATTAACAACTCTGCTTCTTTTGGATGAAGACCTTGAAGCATGTTAATAAACATCATTTCCCTACGAGTAGTAGTTAAAGAAGGATTTCCTCCTTTAATAAAATTATAAAAATTTACATATTCATTTCTAATGGATGTTTTATTCCTTCCATCTAGATCTTGTCCTGTTGCTGATTCGCCTCCCTGTGCCTCTCTAGCAAGGTTGTCTGATAGAGTGCCAGCAAATGTAGTTTGGGCATTGGTTTCGCCGTATGGAACGGGTCCTTCAGGCAGTAAACTAATTACAGTTTTATCAAAATTCCATATGGCCATTGCCTTAACAGAATCATGTTCATATTTCTTCAGCACTTCTACCTTTTTTACGGCAGTACGTTGCTTAGATGCTGCCTCAAATACCTCAAATACAAATGGATTAATAGGTAATTCTGGAATAGATGTTACCTTCCTAGTCTTCTTCGTCGTCGGTGTCTTCGTCATAATTGTTTTCAAATCGAACTGCTACAATTTCATCAGGTACTACGTTACCATGTTCATCAAACATCTCTGGATGTGTATAGGCGGCTGCGTATGTTGTTTCATAAGAATGTTGTCTTGCCATCCATCCTATCATACCTCCTACTAAAAGTGCAAGAAACGACACAACTGTCGTTAAGGTCAGGGTGACTATAGTAGTTTCCATGATGCTCCTCCCAGAGATTTTATTTTTTTCTTATGTCCAAGTAAAAATTTAAATGAAAAACAATCTCTGTATTCCACAAAGCAATAAGTTTTCCAACCTTTACCTGAAAGGTCTTTGGTCTTTCTACTTTCCTCCTATTACGTAACAATAATTCGACTCCTCTATTCATCTGGAGTGAGTCGTCTTTATTTAGAATCCTTTTTCCTTCTTCCTGGTCTTCGGTCACGACTATACCTCCAAGCATCTTCAAGAATGCTATGCAAATAGTTTTTTATCTTTCTTGCTTGAGGTTTAGGAATATGATGATATGCCTCACGCAATTGTTTATGATCGTTATCCTTACCTCCTCTAATATACTCTTCCAGTTCCAATACAACATCAGCAAGTTCCTTAGCGGTAGAACTATCAATAAAAGAATCTACTTCTATCTTCGTTGTCTTACGATACTTCAGAAATTCATAGAATTTAAGTTGAAAATTTCCTCTAGTAAACGCTAAGTCAATAGCGTGTTCTACCAAATCATATACATTTTCAAAATCGTCTTTCATTAGACCAGTTTATTCTCCTTGAGATATTGGACTGTTTCTGTGCATCCTCCAAGATTAGTTCCATTAAGTACTACTTGAGGAAATGTGGACCCTTGACCGAATTGTCCATAAAAACTTTTTCGATCAAACTCTTTACCTAATTTATAATTTACATAATTTAGACCAGCCAACTGAAGTACCTCTTGGATCTTTTCACAGTAAGGGCAACCATCACGAGAGTAAACTGTAAAATTCATTTTTTTCCTTTTAAAAATTTTATTTAGTATTGATGTCGTATTCAAGAACCACTTTTTTGCTGGTTCTCCCACTATGATCTAACGTTGAGAAATAATGTAACTCACCATTCAAATCTTCTGCCATGCTTTGAAGCATTTCTTTGTAATCATCTGGTAATTCAGTCATTTTGTTTAAGAGCTAATCCTAAAAGGTACACAGGGATGGCAGCGACTATACCACCCAATAAAACAAATCCTATCTCAGTAATAAGATTATCCATCATCTTTTTTCTCCTTTTTCATAAGACGATCATACTCTTCAGCAGAATCAATGTATGCTTTTTTACAATCCTCAACATCCCACTTAGGGTCATCAAATACATTCTCTTCTGGTTCTAAGTTTCCGTGCATTACGTTTTTCTCCTTGGTACTTTAATTGTCCATGACGGCGATACTAAATCAACAATCTCAAATTGCTTTCTATTCTTTTCCCTTCTGGTTAATTCCTCCTCCCATCCAGGTTCAGGTGATATCTCTCCATAATGAGGCAAATTTGGATCATGAAGATCTGAAATCTCATAAACCATATGATCTGTTTGTTCAAAAAGAGAATCAAATGTCATTCGAGTGCGTAATTCACTTGCTGTTTCTTGTACTTGATCCTCATCCAATTCTATCTTAAGGAACTTCATACGATCCTTAACTAATTCATTAAGATTAATACTGATCCAGCAATCATTAGAAATTGTCATCGGTTCATCCATAATTCTAGTAAAGTTATTTCAATATAAGTTAGAACAAGTGCTGTTGTAATGAGACCTGTCCACCAAATAATATAGTCCATAATGTTTTTACGCAAACTGTCTTAACTTAGTTAGGATATATTTGTATGCCTCTACTATATCACCTTCATCCTTTCTGAACAAGTCCTTGTCAAATCTTTCTCTAGTATCCTTTTTCCAGAGTCGCATATTGTCAGGGGATAATTCATCGGCAAGATACAAATCGCCATGAACATCATAACCAAACTCCAACTTAAAATCAACTAGATCAATACCCATAAGCAAGAATAATTGTTGTAAAACCCCATTAATATCCAATGCTCTTTCTATCAATGGTTCTGTATTAACTCCCATTAATCTTACACGATCAGGTGTCAATAAAGGATCATTCTTACTATCATCCTTTAAAAAGAACTCAACGATAGGTGGTTGAATCAAAGTACCTTCATGAAGATGAGTGGTCTTAACAATAGAACCTGCAGCAATGTTCCTAACAATAACTTCTACAGGTACAATAGAAAGTTTCTTACAGATCAATGAATCAAGACCATCCAATTCCAAGAAATGAGATCGAATACCATGTGATGCTAACTTCTCAAAAAGTAATGCTGATATCAAACAACACGTAGCACCCTTATCTTTTGGATACTCTGCACGTTGTCCATTCCATGCAGTTACTTTGTCATGGAATACAATCTTGACCTTCTCTGCATCACCATCAACATCATAGACGGTCTTTACTTTTCCTTTAAGAATTTCATTCATTACCTTCTCCCCCAAATTACTAAAGAACGTCTTATCCCTTTTGTAACAGCATTTACTCTATGCCGAAACAGTGAAGGAAATACAATCATATCACCTTGATTTTCTTCTACCTTAAATGGATTCCCATTATCAATATTCTCAAACTCTAATTCACCACCTTCATAGTCATTAGAATCTGACAAAAATAAAGAAGCAGAAACATCTCTATCCATTAATGGATCATCTATACAATCCCAGTGATAATTATAATACATCCCTTCTGTATATTCAGCATACTGTGGAGATTCAATGTGACTGATAGGAAATAAAAGATGTTCAGCACTTGCTTCAAGATAGGATCTTACCACAGTACCAAGAATCTTATCAACCTCAGGATCATCACCTCTATCAAAAAAAGTATTTAATGAGTTCCTATGATCACTCACTTCAAATAATCTCTCTCCAGATTCAATCACAGATTCCTTACATTTAGAGGAACCATAATCACATAATACCTTACACTCATCTGGAGTTAAGATACTACGACCAAATACAGTGCGAGGTAACATTATGCTCTACCATCACCTGCTTGATTCTGTAAAGGACTACCTGGACCAAATCCTTCCTTCCATCGATTCTTTTCATAATCAAAATTAGGATGTGGTTCTGCAGAAACTACAGGATTTTTAGTTCTGTTTATAAGGGTAATGAATTTATCTCCAGCAAATGTTCCAGCAACATTGACAGAGATTTCATCTCCGTCATTCCAGATTTCATCACCATTTTTCTTACGCATGTCTAGTGCTTTCTCTAGATCATCAATAATTTGTTGTGTAATTTTCATCGTTATCCTTGCCAAATCATATCGGGCATTGCTGCTGGTTGTTGTCTTCCTACAGTAAACATAAGAATAATATAACCAACAAACCAAATAATATTAAAAATCCATGCTTGTCTATAAAGATACTTTCGTACACCCATAGAAAGCATTACCTTCCTTACATCTTCGGGATTATCTTCACTACCTCTTGCTCTAAAGATTTGTTCTATCACAACAGCAACCAATGTTCCTATCACTAATGGATAGAATACAAAGTTTGCGAATGACATTATTGATATTAAAAATATCATTGTACCTGTTCCGTATTGTTAGAGTTTACTCCAAAGTATATACCAATAACAGGAAGAGCAAAAATAAAAACTCTTGCAAATCCTGTCACTGCTAAAATGATAAGTATTGTTTTTGATTGTTTAAACATACACCTATGTAGGTTTATGGTCCTTCATGCCATCATGATTGCCATCATTTGGTAACTTACCAGATGCCAAATACTCTACACACTGAAGAGAGCCTTCTACTCTAGACAACTGCAATTCTACTCTTCTCTCTTCTTCTAATAAACTTGGAATCTCTACCTCTCGAAGCTCTCTTAACCGTTCCTGAAGTTCAGGAATTCTTTTCTGAAAACGCTTTACTAATTGTTCATGACTTTCAGTTGGTTTCATAACTTCCTGCGTGTTTGCTTAAATATTTTATCATATTTTCCAAAGTGTGCAAGTCACCCCCGACTTGACTCAATAACGAATAACATCTCTTACATACAAGACCTCTAGGATCGTTTGTTTTAGGGTCACGGTCTACTTTAAAGGAATTATATTTTCTACCCTCTTGTAGGGTCTCACAGACGGCACAGCGATTGTTCTGCTTGGCAATCATCATACTATAGTCAGTAAACTTCACACGTATCTTTCGATTCGTAACAACTCTTTTTACCGTACACTCTTTACACTCATAAGAATAAGAAGATGGTAACTTATCATTCTTTCTGGTTCGATAGTATCCATCAATAAGATTCTTCTCTTCCCCACATGATCTACACTTCCTCTCTAAAAGTAAAAGGTGTCCCAATTCCAATTGATCATCTAGATTCATAGACAATTCGTCCAGTTCTTGTTATACTATTTAATAAATATTTACAAATAACTTAACAGAAAAATGGGATGCTGTTCTTGGCGAAAATCTAAAATGTCTCACGAGGATCATCAAGCGTGGAGACTCAAGATGCTTAATCTATGGAAGGACCGTATGGAAGAAAGATTAGCGGGAATAAATGCTTCTATAGAAAAACTAGAGGAACATATTGCTAGAGATAAAAAAGACACCCCCGAAGAAGTGTCTGATGAAAATGTAGAAGGACGTGTTTAATCATCCTAAAAATCCTTTCTCTACATAATCATCCCAATTCTCATCATGCACTATAGATTTCGCACCACCAAGTTCAATAAAAACTTTAGCAGGTGCAGATTTTGGTGTCAAACCAAAATTGGGCTCTCCAGGTTTAATTCTTATCTTCTCTCCACCAACATCTTGCTTTGTCCACTCATATGATACTCTAATCTTAAACAAACTCAGTTTATGATTTGTTTCGTCTATTTTAACACCACCCATACCTGGATATTGAGGCAAAATGAAAATACTACCAGGAGTTGCTTCAGTTGGATTATCATTAGCAATCCACTTAGGGAAAAGTTTTACTCCACTATTTCTTAATTTTGTAAATTGTTCCAATGTTATTTCTCTAAGTTCCTTTTGATTCATCTCAAGTAGCTGAATATTACCTTTATAAGACTTTCTTTCTCCTGTTGTGATTCCAAATAATCTTTTCTCAAGAATCTGCCAAAAATGATCACTTAAGTTAGTATTAACATTCTTAGGAATACCTTCACCAACCAATCTCCATACAGAATTTATAGCTGCCTTACTTGTTTCTTCATGTCCTTTTTTGGTTGTAATACTTTTCAAATATTTCTTACCTTCAGTAACCCTAGCAGGTTGTATAATTCCTTCAAACATCTCAAATATTTCTGGCATAGAATTATAAATTCCTCCACCATGTATACTAACACTATCAGATTTTAAAGAAAAATTAAGTTCACTTCTTATAATTCTCCTACCATTAGCAAATATTTGTATTGTAACATCTTGTTTTATTGCTCCTCCACTAGTCTCACCAGCAATACCATCAGCATCTACTGTCCATTTCACAACATCATTTATATTATTTGTTATATATTTGCGTTTAGCAGCTTTTAAAGATCTAAAGAATGCAGTTTGATTATTGTTTATCAAAAACAACATCTTTTTTTTAATTTCATTATACTTTTTATCTGCTACTTTTCCTTTTTTTGCTTCTTGTTCTAACAATTTTTTTATATTAGGCCCATAGTATGCTCCTGTTTCTGCTTCCTTAACCCTAACTTTCAATTCAACTTGAGAGAAATCTAAAAAATTTTTTGTGCCAATAGATTCAAAATAGTCCTCATTATTTTTTAATACTTTAGACAATGTATTATATTTTTTTGAATCTTTTATTAAAGTTTTTGCTTTTGTTCCTCTTACTATAGTTATGGGACTAAAATGTTTTTTCGCAGGTTTAGCATGAGCAGGAAAGGTATTATTATAATCAACAGATTTTTTACTCTTATCTATCAACTGACCTAAAGTAGTATCAACTCTTAAGTCATCAATAAAGTTCGCAATTGCATTTTTATTTTTTCCATCTTCAGGATCAACAAGATATGCAGCACAATACATGGCAAAGATGCCTTCCATCACACTACCTTGTTTAATTCCAGACATAACCGTTTTTTAAATATTTATTCCTCCTCCTCTTCTTCATCTGGTGCATCCTGAAACTCTTGTGTCTCTGGATTCCACTCCCACCATTCACATTCACATCCTGATGACTCTAAGAACTCTCCAAGTTCCTTTGTATCTGGATCCATTTCATAATGACAATGACGCAACCAATCAACCTCAACATCACACCAACTCAACTTATTATCTTTTACATACTTAACAAGATATTCATCCAAATCAACATCCTTAAACTCTCCAAATCCTGGAGTGTATGTAATGTAATCTCCACCATTATTATCATCTATTCTAACATCTGCTGCTGATCGTTTCCAGAAGCAATATTTCTTTTCGTCGGGGTACATAAACCCTTCGCCAAGGGGTACTTTCTTTTCCATAAAAAAAATGGGAGAATTTCTTCTCCCATTATAGCATACTATTCAGTTTTTAGGTGTCATCTTATACGCACCGAATGCGGCACCTCCTATACAGGCAACTATAAGTATTAGTTCCATAACTAACCTATTGCAGGAGCAACAAGTGCTACCTCTGTGGTCTCAGCAGATGCTAAGTCCAGAGGGAAGTTGTGAGCATTTCTTTCATGCATAACTTCCATTCCAAGGTTTGCTCGGTTTAGAACATCTGCCCACGTCGGAACAACCTTACCATTAGCATCTAGGATACTCTGGTTGAAGTTAAATCCATTGAGGTTGAATGCCATTGTACTGACACCCATAGAAGTAAACCAAACACACACAACAGGGAAAACAGCAAGGAAGAAGTGAAGCGACCTGGAGTTATTAAACGAGGCATATTGGAAGATAAGCCTGCCGAAATAACCATGAGCAGCAACAATATTGTAGGTTTCTTCTTCTTGTCCGAATTTGTATCCATAGTTCTGTGACTCGTTGTCTGTAGTCTCACGGATCAACGACGACGTAACCAAGGAACCATGCATAGCAGAGAAGAGAGAACCACCAAACATCCCCGCAACTCCCAACATATGGAAAGGATGCATAAGGATATTATGTTCCGCCTGGAAGACAAACATAAAGTTGAACGTTCCCGATATCCCCAGAGGCATACCGTCAGAGAAACTTCCTTGTCCGAAAGGATAAATGAGGAAGATTGCAAAGGCAGCTGAGACGGGCGCAGAGTA